AATCGGTGACATTTAGCCGTTGGCCTTGTTGATAAACTCCGCGAGCGTGAGCGGCGGCGCTCCCTCAATCGCGCGGATACGGTTTTCGTGATCGTAGAGCACGGTCGTTTCCGGCGCGGGATCTGGCGGCGTTGACTCGGGCGCGACGTAAGGATCCGGCACGCCGCCAGCGGCGAGCCATTGCTCGTACTCAGCGCGGTCGCGGTTGGCCGGATCGTTTGGTATGCAAGCGCCATCCTCGGTGCGAATGACGCTGTCGGTTGCGGTGAGTTGATATTCTGACATTAAAGCCTCGCGTCACAAGTATATGCTACATCAATAACACAACCACCTGTCGCCGGACTGCTGCCAACACTGATGACCCGCCTTGTGTCTGGGTATGAGGCTGATGACGTCCAATTTGATGATGCGACATTATTAAAAACTAATGTAGGACTTACCCGCTTCTCTACAGAGAAAAACCCGGATGCAGCAACGCCAGTACCACTAGTGGAATAGACGGACAAATAAATTGCCAATCTTTCCCAATAGCGTTTGCACGTCACTAACTCCTGATCATAAGGCCGCATGATGAACGCCGAGCGCGCGGCACTTGGTGCTTCGATGCCGGGGAGGACGGTGACGCCAGTGATGCGGAAAACATCGGTAGCGGCGGCAACGCCGTTTACTTGGCCCGGTGCCGCCATGAAGTTTCCGGTGAGCCAAGTATTTGCCGCTGACGCGGTATAGGTCGCGCCCGCCGCCAGCGTAAAACAAATGTTGATCGACACGGCGTTATCAGTTGCCCATGCGCCATCAGTGCAGCCGGGAATAGTTGCCACGTTGTATTGAAAGCCATCTGCCGCATTGTGCGTGTAGGTAAAAACATAAGAGCGGTTGTTGGCTCCGTTCTGAACCTGAACGCTATAAAGCCCGGTGCGATGATGTATTGACCAGAAGGCGATTGTCATCGGCTGTGCTGCCGCCGTTCCCCAACGCAATCGGGCGACACGCCAGCCTTCAATCTGGTGCATGATCAGAACAAAGTCGCTTGCCCCAAGCGTGGTTTGCCCTGTCGTCACCGAGACTGTCAGACAATTATTAAACCCGTTTACGCCGGACACAACTTGCGCGGCGCTGACAGCCATCGTGCCCGCACCAAACAGTCTGTATCCATCTAAAATATAGTTGCCGCCCATTGCTGTTGTTGTGGTTTTCCTGACTGATATCCATCGCGCCGTTGATCTGCAATCCGTTGTAGGCAAGCGCGTCAAACGGTGCTGCATAGATGTTTTGTCGCGCTTGCTGTTGCTGCGGAGCGGTCAACGTCTGCGCGGTATCGTACAACACCGGCAAGCCAGGACCGACAACCGCGCCGCCGATGGTCGTCCATTTTTCGCCGTCCCATGTGTAGACAGGAACACCGGGCAACGGTGATGCCGGATATTTTTGGCCGACTGTTGGTGCGGTCGGAAAGTCGAGTGCCATTAAATCCTCGCGTCGAGTGCCATGTCGAAGGTTGAATAAAATGCCGCAGCACCGAAATTTTGCATTGAGAGGTACAGACTGTTTGGCGCGGCAACCAAAAGCGCTGGCCCGCCGCTATTTGTATTGACCATGTTGGTAAAGGCCACCGTCGGCGTCGTGCGCATTTGCGGGTAGAAAAACGAGATGTATGTGTAAACCGCGTTGAGGGAATTACCCGACATGACCACATTTGGAAAACTATTGTAGTAGCGTTTGCATAGTGTCACTTCCTGATCATACGGGCGCATGATGAAAGGATGGCGCACCGCGCTTGGCGCTTCGTTGCCGGGAAGGACCATCACGCCGGACAGTCTGAAAACGTCCGATGTTGCGGCAACCGCGTTCACTTGTCCCGGCCCTGCAATGTAGTTAGCGCCGACTTGCCAAATTCCGGTTCCCGCCGCGCTGTAAGTGGTGCCGCAAGCCAATGCAAAATAAATGCCCAAGGCAACCGTATTGTCTGTCGGCCACGGCTGTGAGGGAGCGCCGGGGATCGTCACAACATTATATTGCGGCGTGTCGGCAGCGGCTTGCGTGTAAGTAAAAGCGCAAGTGTCGTTCGCGGCACCATTCTTGACGGTGCCGGTGTAGATACCGGGACGATGATGCGCCGACCAAAATGCAATTGTGAGCGGTTGCGCGGCGGGTGTTCCCCATGCCAGCCTTGCAATACGATAACCCTCGATCATTTGATAAACGATCCAGTAATCACCCGCCGCCATTGTCGGTTGTGCAGTTGACACTTGCACATTGCAAAAAACCGGCAGACCGGGAAACAGCCCTGTTGCCGACGCCGACGCTATAACTACCGCCCCGCCCACCCCGGTCACACGCCAGCCGTCGCAGAAAAAACCATTAGAGCTGTTAATCCCGACCTGATTAACGTCGAACGATCCGTTAATCTGCAAGCCGTTGTACGCGAGTGCATTGATCGGCGCGGCATAAATGTTTTGCCGCGCCTGTTGATGTTGCGGAGCGGTCAGTGATTGTGCGGCATCGTAACGCACGGCACTGGCGGCGATGGCTGGAGCCAAATCAGTCTTGAGTGCGAACGTCGAAATATCCGGCTGCGGACATGCGATCACCCATTGCGTCGAGGTGCCGTCATTGTAGCGGATGTAGAGCAAGCCGCTGTCACTTTCCCACCACAATGAATTATCCGGCTGGCCGGTTGGCGCGGTATCAGCAACCAGAACAGTCGAGCCGCCGCTGCCGGGTGCTCCCGCTGGTCCTTGCGGCCCCGTTGGCCCGATCAATGAGGTGCCAGCGGGCCAAGCGCCGCCCGCTTTCGGGCCAAACATAAAATGCGTTGCGGTATTGATGAAAAAATTGCCGTTAACGCCGAGGCCAGCCGTAGGATCGGATGAGCCATAGAGGATCGTGTTGCCATCCGCGCCTGGGTTGCCTTGCGGTCCGATCAGTGAGGTGCCAGCGGGCCATGTTGTTGTCTTTGGGCCGAACAAAACGTGCGTGCTGGTATTGATATAGAAATTGCCGTAAACGCCGTCTGCGCTGGTCGGGTCGGCTAAGCCATAGAGGATCGTGTTGCCGTCCGCGCCCGCTGGCCCCGGCACGTTCGAAGGCGCTCCCGGCGCACCCGCCGGCCCCGGCGGTCCTTGCTCGCCGCTTTCAATGGCTGTCGTAATATCCGCGCTCGACATGACGACGACGCCGCTGTCATCGCCTTCCGGCACAATACTGATTTGCGTGTCACCGTTAATGACCTCGACGGTACTCACCGCGTCGGCCCCGCGTTATTTGTCAATGTGCCCGACCACACTTTTATTTTCAGGCCGCCGAGCGTGACAATGTTGGAATGGTCGAAGCTGCCTAGCCCGAGCCGTTCGAGCGCGTCCTGCCGGATCATCACCGTAAACATGCCATTGACCGGATCGGTCAGCACGATCTCCCCGGTATCGGTGGCAAGCCGCAACAATGCTTCAACGTCCTCGGCGTGACGGCGCAGCATCATTTCCATTGTGCCACCAGTGATGTTGATTGGAGTGCTGGTGTCAGAGGTCACATACTGAAACGCGCGGTAAAAATCCGCGTCGTTTTCGACCGTGATGTTGACGATAGACATTAGGGATATACGTTCGATATCGCGGCAAACGCATCGTCAATTTGTTGTAGCGTAGTGAGGCTGCCCGCGCCGATAGCCGCCTGATTATTGCTCTCACAGTCGAAACACGCCTGTACAAAAGCAGCCACGCTGTTCATCAGCGTTGTGATTTGTGCACCGTCCAAGGTCACAAACGAACCATCCGACATTTTCCACTCAACACTCCCAGACCCCTTTGCAATCAGATATGTGTAAGTGCTGTTGATGGTGTTGCGCGAAACAACATCGGTATTGAACGCAACCGGGCTGAGACTCGTGACTATCACGCCGACGCTGGCCCGACGAAAACGCGCATCGGGATTGTAGGTTTGTAAACTGCCAGCCGGGAATTGACCTGCCAGCAAATCATATAATTCCTGCATGGTTGCCAGAGGTGATGGCCCGCCGACTGCAGCCAGCCACGCAGTATATTCGGCATCGTCAATCGGAACCGACATAGCGCGTTTGCTTGACCAGACATTTGAGGCATCACCGCCGACGCACCAGTACCAATTGCTCGCGTCATACATCATCATGCGTATACTCCACCGTTTGCAACGCTGCCCGCGACCGTGCCGGGAAAATAATTGATCCCTGTGCCGCTCGACGCGATGCAGCCGCCAAGGTTGCACGAAAATTTTGAGCCAAGGGCATAGCCGGGGTTGACCCATGTCGCGACCGGCCCCGGCGTGACCTGCACGATGCCGCTCACCGAGGCCGTCGCAACTGCGCCTGTGATGGTCATGGGATTTTGCGCGAGCGTATACGTTGCGCCTTGGCCGGTTTCGATAAAGCCGTTGGACATTCCCCAAAACAACATTCCGTTCTGGCTTCCAGCAAAGGTATGATCCCCGATCACCATGTGCCCGTTGTAGGCTTCAAAGACCGCGCCCTCACATGAATAGTTTTTGCATTTTGAAATGGTGAATGTCGAAGCGGGACCGCAAACGAAACACCCTGCCGGGAGCAATGTGCCAGAGGTGTTGCATTGCGCGGTGACGCCTTGCAGCGTCACGGTGTTGGGACCGCCGACGCTGCAAGCCCATTGATTTCCGCCGCTGATAAGAACATTTGTCGGATTAGCGACGTTGCCGATGATGTTGAGATTTGGCCCCGCCCAATACGGGAGTCCCCATCCTGAATAGTTTTGACTGTCGGCAATGTAAATCCAGATTGCGTATTGGCTCGGCATGTAGGAGAACGCGATATTGATTGCGGTCTGGATATTTTTTACGGCGTGAGCGGCGGTGGCATCGGTGCCATCATTGGCATCGCTACCAATCGCGTAATTGACGTAAAGGTTTTTGTTGTCAGTCAATTGTCCGAGCGCTTGCCCGCCGATGCCCATTAATTCCCATGCGCCGATTTGATAATTGAGAACGAGCGTTGAGATGGAATTGACTTGCAGGTCATTTGCTAAGAGTTCGATATTGCCCCGCCGTCGAACCGGCAGCGGCCCGGTCGCATTGCAATTAAGCACCGTTGCGCCCGTATTGTTGTGCGCGACAAGGACGCGCAGCACAAAGCCGTTTGTGAGGATCGGGACCGGAGCAAGCGTCACTTGCAGGTTGTTGACGGTGCCAGCATCGACGGCAAAATTGACCTTGCCGGTTTGTATTGCTAACGCCAATTGATTGAGCGCGGCATTGTCGGGCGTTAGCCCTGAGTCAGCAATCATCGCGACGATTTCGCGCTGCGGAAATTCAATCGAGGCGGCGGGCGGGATCGACCCCATTGTTCCGGTCGACGGGTTGCCGTTAATATAAGGATCGTTCGCGCCGGGCGCGCCATAGGGTGCGTTGTATTTCATTGCGTCCTCGTTACGGTGTGCCGGCCATCGGGTCGCCGGGATTGCTCAGGCCGGAATAGTCGAAAAGTATTGTGGTGTGTGCTGGCTTCCAGCGGTTCAACAAGCATTCGAGATCGTCGGCGATACCAATCCGCAAATGCGGGTCGACGCCGGTTTGTCCTTTGGTGACGCGGAACCATGTCAGTGACGCCCCGCTCACGTGAACCGTCCAATAGGAGCGATTACCGGGAGGGCCGAGGCCGTAATTCGGCCATTCGCTGAGATCGCCGTTCTTGACCGGCTGGTCGCCCTCGGCGTCCATGATCGGAACGCCCCATTCGTTGCGCATGGGGTCTGGCGGCACGACGCCGTAGACGCGGCAGTCGCCGCACCCGTCCAGACCAACGACGAACACGCGGTATTCGGTAATCGTGATGGTGTAGCCGAGCATCGCCGCAACGCCGATAAAGAACTCGCGCGACTGAGCGCCCAGCATTGTCATGCGCATGACGAGCGCGAGCTGGCGCTGGCCTATCGTCTGCGGCGCGCTATAGCAGGGGTCAGGCAGGCCCCAATTGCGCTCCCAATCAGGTAGCAGCTCGACGGTCGTGCGCGGGTCGCTCTCGATTTCCAAAAGGTCGGCGGCGCGCCCGTCGACAAAGCCCCAATACTCGCAAAGGCCCCAGCACACGTCGACCAACAACGCGCCGGCGTGCCGCGGCCAGGCATAGCCCTGCGGCAATAGCGACAGGAAGGATTGCTTGTAATCGTCGCCGGATCTGCGCAGGTGCCGGTCGCTCACCGCATCACTCGTAAAGGATGGTCTCGAGCACCGCCATGTGCCCGAGCGACGGCATCACATAGTCGGCGGTGGTCACCAGGTTAAACGACTGCACGCTCGGCGCATTCATGATGGCCGAGCTCACCCAAGCGGCATAGATGGTTTGCCCAGGCGCCGCCTCCGCAAACAGCATGTCGCGGATGCTTTGCTCGATTTCCGATTGCACCTCGGGGTTGGACGGCACCAGGTTAGCGATGGTGATATCGAGGAATTCCTTGATCGGCGCCAGCACATAACAATCCTTCACCGTGACGGGGCGCATCTTCTCGATATAAGTGTCGACCGCCAGCACGTCGTCCGGCGTCGGCCAGCCATCGTCGGAGGCGCGCAAATCGTCCATCAGGAAACGCACGGTGATGGTACCGGTGCCCTGCTCGGGCGCGGCCCAGGCCCGCGTCACCCCCGGCACGGCCAGCGCCCAAGCTTCATAGTCGCCCGCGGCGCCACCCATCGGCGGGTTCTGAATGCGGCGCAGGATGCGCGCACGCAGCTCGGCGTCGGTCTCCGCATCGGTCCCGCCGGTTAATTCGACTACCACCGCGGAGCCGTCGACGCCGGAAATCGCAGTAACGAAATTGACGATCTCACCTTCGTTAAGATTGCCGAACGTGCCGGGATCGAGCGCGATGATATCCGCCGGCGTAGGACCAGTGCCGATGGTCACGTCAGCCAGCGTCTCGTAAGTGACCACCCGACTGTTGAGCTGCGTGGCGGCAGGCACCAGGATCCCCGGCGTGCCGGTCATAGTGACCGACCCATGCGCCAGCGTGGCGACCTTGCGTCCCACGGTGCCATCGGCATTCACCAGCCAAATGTCGCCATGCCGGTCGAGCCATTCGGTCTCGGCGGTATCGGGCAAGAGCTGCAAAGCGAGCCAATCGAGATAGCGCAGCACCAGGTGGGCGAGCGCCGCCTGCGCATCGGCCAGCACCCGCAATACCGAGTTGCCGACATAGGAGGCGCCGGGAACCTTGGCCGTGATTTCGCCGCGCACCATCTCGCGCACGGTTCGCAGCGTCGGCGTGGTCCACGGCATTATTGCGCCCTGATTTCTGTCCAGAGGTTCTGGAATTGCAGCTGGATATCTTCGCGCGGGCCGCGATAGACGGTGACCGCCACGTCGATGCGGGAAAGCCCCACGCGCGTGGCCGCCACCGTAAAGGCGGTGCAAATCTGGTTATCGATCATCGGCTGCAGCGCGGTGCGACAGTAGCCTTCGGCCCGCGCCAGCGTCGAACCCTCGCGCGCTTCCGCCGGCGTAATCTTGGCACGCTGGAGCAGCCAACATTTGCAGCCGATCGGCCAACCGGTCCAGATCGTCTCGGCCTCCAGGTCGCCCCACCAGCCGCGGCGGTCGGTCGAGTCGGGGTCGGGTAGGATATCGGTCGGGTCGGCGATGGCGTCGGTGAGCAGTGCCACCTTGACCACGTTCACCAGCTCCTCGGTCTGATCGAGCATGCCGCTTGGCAGCAACAGCCAATCGGCCCAAATCCCTCGGAGATTGGTGACGTTAACAACGCGGATATCGGTCATTCCGACAGCGCCACCAGGTCGCGCTGCATGAAGGCCGGATGCACCGTCTTGTTCTCGGCGATGAGCTCGTCGAAGCGGGCGCCGTCGCCATACAAAAGGTTCGCCACCGTCAGCGCCGGCAGGCTGGCCGGCAATTGATAAGACACCATGCGCGGCAGCATGCGCTCGGTAGCGGCCAGGTGCTGGATGAGCGCGGCGGACAACGCCACCAGGTATTCGTAATTGGTGCCGGTAATCATGTTGGACATGGCGAGCTTGGCCTCGTCGAAAATGTCGCTCATTTTTGTCAGCACCACCTCGACATCGGATCGGCTGGCGAAGGTCATCGCGGTAATCATCCGCGTCTGCTCCACCAGCGAAAAGATGACGCCGGCGCAGGCCATCGCCGCGCCGATAAAATACTGCGGCGTTTCTTTGAGCATGGCGATGCGCACGTTATCCATGTTGGGTAGCGTGGCGCCGGCGGCGAGCGCGGTATCAAAACAGGCCTGTAACTGCGTGCCGACTGTGCCGTTGTTGATGGCCGCGGCAGAATTGGCTTTGAGGGTGCCAACCAGCTTTCTTAAATCCGAACCGGGCCTGCCGGTAATCGGCATGCCGTCCATCAAGGCGGTGAGCATCCGATCAATGATGGCGACCGCCTCGTCACCCTGCAGATACGAGATCACCAGCCACTCCCACCGCCGTCGCCGCTTACGCCGCCGCTGTCGGCGGGCGTGTCAAAGCCGCCCTCAAAGCCGGCCTCGTCAAAGCCGCCGCTCGAGGCGGTCGAGGCCGCGCTGTCGGCGCTCGAGGCCGCCGCATCCGATGAGGCATCGGCGCTGGCATTGGCCGCCGAACCGGTGTCGGCCTGTGCCAGCGAGTTGCCGGGATTGCCGGCCTCGGCAAACATCATGTCGAAGGTGCAATAGCCGCCGCGCTCGCGCACCTCGGTAACTGAATAGCGCTCGCACACCGCCATCATCGGCGTGACCAGGTAGGGGTCGACCAGGAGGCCGCTGGTGGCGTTTTCCAGAACGGTGATGAGCGCCAGCTTGGTGAGATTGTAGGAAGGCCCAATCAGGTAACCGGTGACCTGGTAGCGGATCGCATGCCGGCCCATGTCCTCGGCATAGGGCGTGTTGCGCTTGGGATATTCGTGCATCACGATGCGCCGACCGCTCGAGCGCGCCTGGTGCTCGACGTGGTACGGCACACCGGAGAATGACGCCGGCAGGAGCATCAAGCGCCAGGGCGCCGGCGAGATCTCCTGAATGGTTGCCATTGATTACCCGTAGGCGAAGGTAGCGCCGCTGCCGGCGGCGGTTTTCGGATTGCAGTGCTCGGCGTCGAGCACCGGACACAGGGCGTCCGGCTGCGCCGGATCGGGCGAGTTTACGATCACCAGCTTACCCTGGATGAACACCGAGGATCCGGTCGGGATGAGCTCGCCGTCACCATCGGTATTCGGATCGTCTTGCACTGCCCATAATCGACCGTCGACGAATGTGGTGGCTTGCCCGACGACCACGGTGGCAGCACCGCAGGTGCGGGGATCGCCGTGTCGGTGCGCGGGTGGCATCAGTTGTGATCGATCCGCGGCGAATTCAGTTTGATGCCACCGCTGGTGATTTGGATATTCGAGCCGCCAACCGTGAGCGTCATCTTGTCGGCGAGCATTTCGAGGGTGCAGGTACCGGCGCCGCCGACGTCCAGAAACCATCGCTTCGCCGCCTTATCGTAGACGCCGACAAGTTTGTCGCCGGGCGCAAAGAATTCTATCTTATTGGTGGTTGAGCGCACCTCGGTGTTTACCGAGTCGCCTTCGTGCTTATATTTTTCCTGCGCCGGCTGCGCGGCGCTGCCATTTGCTGCGGTTTGCTGTGCCTGCGCTCCGGCGCCGCTGCCACCGCCGCTGCTATTTGCTCCGCTTTGCTGCTTATCGATTTTATGCGTCTGCATCTTTTTATTGACATGGCGCAGCGAGGCCATGCGGGTCGCGTTCTCTTTCGCATCCTTCACCGACTTGCCGTCCAGCGAAACGACATAGGTGCCGTTGCCTTTAAACAGCACCATCTGCTCGGAGCCATCCGGCGCATAGTGGGCGCCTTCGCCTTCGCTCATACCGTAGGGGCGCACTCGCCGGTCATCGACCATCGCCACCGGATGCGAGCGCGAGCCGTTGAGATAGAGC